GGGTCGGCGCCCCCCCGGCCCGCGGAAGAGGAGCCGCCGGGGGGGGGGGGGGGGGGGGGGGGGGAGGGAGGGATGAAATCGGCCGGAGCGATGGCGGGCACGATCGGCCTGAAAGCGGCGGGATACGGCCTGTTTGCCCGCCAGGTCGGCAGGGGCTTGGGCCATCCCGTGAAAGCGGCGATGGAGGAAGAAGACGCCATGCTCGGCATCGTCAAGCAGGTGCAGGGGCTGAAGAACGCCGACAACAGCCTCAACCATGCGGAAATCGCCAAAGTGCGCGCCGAAATACAGGGATTGAGCCGCGAACTGCCTGTCGCCACCACCGAAATCATGGCGATGTACGAGGCAGGCGCGCGGATGGATGTGCCGCGCCAGGAACTGGCGGGCTACGTCAAAACCGCCCCCCCCCCCCCCCCCGCCCTCCCGGGCCCAGGCAAGGGGGGGGGGGGGGGGAGACCCGGCGCGGGCGGACACAAAATTCAAACTCAGTGCCGAACAGGGGCGCGAACTGGCCGACGTGATCAACTATTTGGACGACAACTCCCTATCTAAAGGTGCGGAGCTTATCGAGTACATGAACCGCGTTTCCGGCTCGATGGGACTGGCGAAAATCAGCGACAAAAACACCGCCGCCCTGGGCTCTACCCTGCTCTCTTCCGGTGTGGACGAATCCACCGCCGCCAATGCCGTCTCCTCCCTCTTTACCCGCCTATCCACCGCGCCCGATATGAAGCCGGTGCGCGAAGCCCTCAAAGGCTTGGGCATGGATGCCAAAGCCGTGCAGAAAGGCATGGTGACCGACGCCAATGCCACAGTGATGAAAATCATCGAAGCCGTGAAGAAAATGCCCAAAGAAAAGCAGGCCGGTTTTCTCAAAGGTTTGGCAGGTGGCGAGTACAACAAAGTGTTCGCCACGCTGGTTTCCAACACCGAAGAATGGCGGCGGCAGCTGGAACTCGCCAACAGCGAAGCGGCCAAAGGCAGCATGGCACGGGAATTTGAAACGCGCGCCGGGGCGATGTCGAGCAAGTGGCAGGAGTTTAAAAACCAGTTGTTCAATACCGGGGCGGAATTGGGGATGACGCTGATGCCCTCCATCAACGAGCTGCTGGACAAGGGCAGCCGCTGGCTGTCGGTAATCGGCGCATGGGTCAAGGAAAACCCTCAGCTGGCGCAGGGGCTGATGAAAGCCGCTGCCGTCGTCGGTGTGCTGGCTGCCGCATTTGCCGCTATCGGTTTTGCCGTATCGGGCGTGCTGATGCCGATGGCCGCCATGCGCTGGGCGTGGGTGAAGCTCACGCTCGACCTCGGCGGCGGCACGAAAAGCATCGGCCTGTTTGCCCGTATGTTCGGCGGACTGGGCGGCATCCTGCGCACGGGTATCGGCTGGCTGACCGGTTTGGGACGCGCCTTCTTGTGGGTCGGCCGCCTGTTTCTTACCAATCCGATACTGCTGGCCATCGCGGCCGTTGTCGGCGGGCTGTATCTGCTGTGGAAACACTGGGATACGGTGAAAGCCGCGCTGGTGGCGGGCTGGCAGTGGATAGACCGCACCTTCTCGGAAAATCCCATCCTCAACTTTGTCTTTTTGCCCATCGGCATGATGCGCCTGCTGGTCAATAACTGGGATACGGTCGTCGGCGTCTTGAAAGCGGGCTGGGAATGGCTGAAAAATACCTTGGCCGACAATCCGCTGGTAAGGGCGTTCAGAGAGCCGGGCGGCATTCTCGACCGCCTGCGCGGGAGCTGGGAGCAATTCAAGGATTTGCTCACACGGGGATGGGAGTGGCTGAAAAACATCCTGCGCGACAACCCGCTGCTGGCCGCGTTTGCGGGGCCGCTGGGCATACTCGCTTCGCTGATTGCCAATATAGACAGGCTGATTGCCAAAGCGGGCGCGCTGAAGGAGGCATTTAAAAACCTGAACATCGGCGAGCGCATCAACGCCCCCTTCCGTTCCATCGGCCGCGTGTTCGACGGCAAGGGCTTTTCGGGCGGCGGCTACACCGGCGCGGGCGGCGTGAATGAAATAGCGGGTGCCGTCCACCGTGGCGAAGTCGTCTTTTCGCAGGCCGACGTCCGCCACTGGGGCGGTTGGCGCGTGGTCGACGCGCTGCGCACCGGCCGCATCGGCGCGGGGCTGCTCGGCAGGGTGAAAGGGGCATTGTCGGGCAGACCAGCCGCAGGCACGGCGCGCCGCCCCGCGCCCGCCGCCATGCCCGCTTTTCAGACGGCCGCAGCCGCTCCCTCCTTCGGCGGCATCACCATCAACATCAACGCAGGCGGCCAAAGCGCCGAATCCGTCGCGCAGGCCGTGCGCCGCGAATTAGAAAAATGGCAGGCCGCCGCTGCGCGCAGAATGCGCAGCAGCATGAAAGACAGGGATTGATATGGTTTTACAGGGTATCTTGGGGCAATTCGTTTTCATCAACGCCACCGTGCCGTTTCAGGAGTTTTCCCGCTCGCAAAGCTGGAAACACCCCTCGCAGGGCATAGTCGGCGGCGGGCTGCCGCCGGTGCAGTACACCGGGCGAGACAACGACGAAATCACCATCAGCGCCGAGCTGCGGCCGGAAATCACGGGCGGGGCAAACTCCATCGAGTACCTGCGCCGCATGGCCGACACCGGCAAGCCGCACCCGCTGATACTCGGCAACGGCCGCCTGATGGGCAGCTTCGTGATTACCGCCGTCAGTGAAAACGGCAGTGAAATCAACCGCGACGGCACCGCCCGCGCCATCTCCTTCTCGATGACGCTGAAAAAAGTGTCCGACTCCGCCCTTGGCGTGAAAGGTGTTGCCCTGCAACTGGCCGTCACCCTTGCGCGCGGCCTGACGGGGATTTGACGATGGACGTGATTGGGAAAATCGGCGGACTGATCGGACAGGCGGAGCAGAAAGCCGTCGGCATCGTGGAAAAATACCTGCCTCCGCCGGTGGCGGGCAGTCATCTGACGCCGCAGGCGCTGTTGAAAATCAACGACCGAGAGTTCGGCACGGAAACACAAAGCCGCATCCTCGGCATCAGCCTCACCGACAAACGCGGCTTCGAGGCCGACGAGCTGACGATAGAGCTGTCCGACCATGATGGCGCGCTGGCCATCCCCGACATCGGCGACAAAATCCAACTGTGGCTCGGCTTCAAAGAAAGCGGGCTGGTTTACAAGGGCGAATACCTGTTTGCCGAGTTCACCCACAGCGGCAGCCCCGACACCCTTTCAATTACCGCGCGCGCCGCCGATTTGGCCGAAACGCTGGCCGAACAGAAGGAAAAAAGCTGGCACAAAACCACGCTTTACGAAATCGTCGAAACCATCGCCAAAACCCACGGCTATCCGTACAGCATCAGTGCCGGCTACAAGAACGAGAAAATCGCCCATATCGACCAAACCAACGAATCGGACGCCGCCTTTCTTACTCGGCTGGCCGAGCAATACGACGCCGTCGCCACCGTCAAAAACGGCCGCCTGCTGTTTATCCGCACCGGGCAGGCCGAAACCGCAGGCGGGCAGCCGATAGAGGAGCAGCCCATCACCCGCGCATCGGGCGACGGCCACAGCTTCACCTACTCCGCCGCCAACGCCTACGCCGCCGTGCGCGCCTGCTACACCGACAAGAAAACGGGGCAGAAAAAAGAAGTGCTGGTCAATGAAGAAAACCTCTATCCCGAAAAAGTGAAAGTGGCGCAGACCAAGAAATACAAGCGGCCGCGCAAAGACAAGGCCACCGGCAAAACGGTGACCGGCAAAACCACCGTGAAAACCGTGGAAAAGAAAAAAACCATCGATGTGGCGGGCAAAAAAATCAAAACCCTGCGCCACCTCTACGCCACCGAAGCATCCGCACTCGCCGGGGCGCGCGCCGCCTTCGCCCGCATCCGCCGCGGCCTGGCCGAGTTTTCCATTTCGCTGGCGACAGGCCGCCCCGACCTTTATCCAGAAACACCGGTGACCGTGCAGGGATTCAAGGCGGAAATCGACGCCGAAAGCTGGCTGATTGTCGAAGTCGCCCACCGGCTGGGCGACAGCGGCTACACCTGTTCGCTGAAACTGGAAGCACGGCTGAAAGAAGAACGCGCGGGAGAGGAGGCGGAGGGCAAAGGGAAAAACGGGCAGGCATAACAAAGGCCGTCTGAACATTCAGACGGCCTGCCAAACAACGGACGGCGTCAGCTTCCTTTCCGTGCGGCGGCAATGGCCGCATCCAAGCGCGCCATTGCTTCGTCATGCGGCATGGCGGGGCGGCTGTCGGACAGGTTGCGCGCCACTTTGCGGTTCAGCCATTCGGTATAACGCGCATCCTCCCTCTCGTCTTCAAACAGCGCAATCCGTGCCTTGCTTGAATGCAAAGACCGCCTGAAACCTATTTTGTCATTCGTCATGATAATCGTCCAACGCCATGATTAAATCCGCGCCTGCTTTTTTTACCGCATAGACAAGCGGATCGGCAGGAGAAGCGGGAACGCGAGATGCCGATTGGAAACTACCGCCGCTGACGGCGGGGCGCCGGCGGGGTAGGGGGGTGGTCCAAACTTTGGGGATTTTGCCGGCAAGGCCGCCCCGACGGGGGGGGGGAAACAGGATTTCCTGTGCCGCCGCTTCGCTGCCTGCGGCTTGGGAAAGATAGTAGGCTACGGCTGCGGCTGTGATTTTTTCCGTAAGGGCGGCGGCCGTTTCAATACGTTTGCTTTTGCGCTCGCTGATGCGCTTTGTCTTTTCCCGCCGCGACAAAAACGCCCAACCGGCAATCGTCAGTGCGGCGGGCGTCAAAGGCAGGATATAGACGTAAAACCAGTTGTCAGGCTGGTTCATTTGGCGGCCTCGCGCATATAGCCTTTGATTTCGTCAACCAAAGCAGGCTCTTCATCGGAAACCAATTCGATGCGCTTGAGCAGATCGGACAGCGGCCATTCCTGCAGGCGTACCAAGCCGCCGAAAGCCTCTTCCAAAAATGACGAACCGTAACCCATCGCGCCGTCGAGAACAATCCGTACTTTGTCCGCCTGACGCAAAGCAGGCAGCAGATTGCCCTTTAAAAAGTGTTCGCCGGAATAAGGGCCGTCCGTCAGATAGCGTCCGGCAGGAAAGGCGGAAAAGTCACGGGCGACATTTACAATCATTATATTGTCCTTCATAAGATAGCCTCCTTGTCGGGTAAAGGAATGCTCCAAGAAATCATGGTGCCTGAAATAGCGTTTTTTTTGTCAGACAAAGCATGGGTAAATTCCTGCGGCCTGCCTTTTTTCGGCATCCGGCGGTACACGCCGCCGCCGCTGTATATCGTTACTTTTGCCGAATTATTGCCGATTTCGTCCAAAAAAAACAACCATCTGTTTCAGCCCTTTACCGCGATGGGGCAGCAAGAAAATCAAAACGCTGCGCCATCTGTACGACAGCGAGAAAAGGGCTTGGAACGGGGCACGGGCGGCATTCAGACGGCTGCAACGCGGGGCGGCCCAGTTTTCAATCCGCCTTGCGGCCGGACGGCCGGATATGTCGCCGGAGACGCCGGTCAGCGTTAAGGGATTCAAGCCCGAAATCGACGGCGAAAAATGGCTGGTAACGGAGGTTTCGCACCGTTTGGACAGCGGCGGCTATGTGTGCAGCCTGAATTTGGAGGCACTGCCGGACTTGGAGGGCGGGTGAATCATTTTGTTGGAGCCGCCGAAATGATAAGGCCGTCTGAAAGGTTTCAGACGGCCTTATCAAAATTTCAGCTTACATGGCGATAAACTTAAGGGAATTTCCATTTGCCACAACATCCCCCACTACAAGTCTCACCCAAATTTTATCCCCAACCGATACGGGAAGATGATCCAAACTATGATGCACCAATCCGCTGAATACTTCAGGATTTTCCAATACTGCGGGCGCATTGCCGACAGATGGCATTTCGAATACTGACAAAACATCGGCATCCCTAAGAATCTCCAAGCGCAAAGGCGCAAAACTCAAATCCTTTCTAGAAGTCGGAATCTCGAAAGTCAGACAAAGATTTAATTGAGCCAATACAAAATCACGCGACGGCAGCGGGCAGACCCCCGGATAAATGCCAATCAGACTGTAACGGAAATCGTCCGCATGGCGGATAATACTATCGCAATAGTGGATATGCAGTGATACAGGCATCATGATTTGAGTCCCTCCACAAAATCCCATTGACGGTCAAAAGCCGCCCGTACATCAAGAGGGCCGATACCGAAAACTGCAGCTAGCTTATCGACTGTATCATTACTCAAAGTGCAGCGGTTGTTTTCAATGCGCGAAAGATAAGACTGTTTCAGACCCGTTTTTTCAGCAAGTGAGGATTGCGTCAAACCATGTTTCAGACGCAGCGATGCAAACGTCGCTCCAGCAGTATCCGCATCAAGTCTTGCAGCAAGCTTTTTGCCTGCCCTATCCATCGCAGCAGCACGGCGCGGATTTTTGCGGACACGTTCCACATAGCAGCAAGCATCTGACGCATCAGAAAGCGGCAAGACCTGCTTGCCTGCAACCAATACCGCCGAAGCTCTGACAGTCGATGCAGCGGCAGGCACGGAAAAAGACTCCGCCGAAGCCGTAAACAGACAGACCGCCCCGAAGGCAGTCCAATTTTCAATATTCGATTTTTGCATAGTCATTTTGGATTCTCCGCATAATCGGATGATCGGGCTGATAATCAAAGCCCTCGGATTTGTCGGCAACCGCCAAAATATAGATTTTCCGGATAAACGTCCGGTTCGGCTGCATCTCATTTCGAATGCAGTACAAAATACGCAGCGAAAGCGCAGATTCCTCATCGAGCCGTAGCCGCATCACGCGTATATTCGCCCGCCACAACACAGCCACCCGTTTGCATTCCATACCCAAAAGCCCGATGGGCTGATCGTAATCGCGGCAGTAGTTTTCAGAAAAGAGTTTGTCAAAAAGCGCAGGCGTATCATCGATAAGCGCAATCACATTATCGATATAACCGACCGCCTCCTCCTTACTCTCGAAAAGACGTTCCAAATCCGCTTCCGCATGATCGTGAACAATAAGTTGCATATTATATCTTTTTAGTTATATCCCGCAAGTGGCCACCCCGCCACTCGTCTCAAAATACCGACAAATACCAAATTAAAACGTACACCCTTATCAGAAAGGGGGGCTCCGCAAAAAAAAAAAAAACCCCAACAAACTTTTTATTATTTTTTGGCCGCGTCTATTTTGACAAATCTCTAATGACTGATTTCATCAAATTTGACGCCGCGGTTTGTAGTTCTTCCGCATCAAACTTTTGGTTATCAGTTGCCGCGATATGAAAATCTATCCAAGCATCACTGAACTCGTTTGATGTAGAAATACCAAAATCCTTATATATTTGATTTACGTTGTCACGGATACGTTGGGATAAAAATTTCATCAATATCAGTTTTTTCGCCGTAATGGATACAGAAAGACACTCTTTCAGACGGGTTTCAATTTCATCTATAGTAAGTTGTTTTTGCTGTTTCCTTTTTTCCTGCTCCTCTTCTTGTTTTTCTTTTTTACGTCTGAATCGATTATATATATGAGAAGCAAAGAATCCGACAATGGCGCAACCGATGTTAAACAGCTTTTCGATGTCATCAAGTTCCACGCCAAAAAATGTCATGATGACAGCCCAAGCCGTTTGTTTTCGTCACGCGCCAATTCGATGATGCGGCGGATAAGCTTCGGGTAGTAGCCGTCATCGGGGAGTACGACCAATTTATCCAGTACCTCTTCATAGGTAAAGCCGTCTTCTTTGATTAAGTTGACAAATGCACCGCCCAAGAAGGCAGAATCGGGAACGTCGCGCAATTTGGAAAAATCTACGGTAACTTTGTCGTACTTCCGAAAAGCATCGGTAAGAAAGGCTGTACGGAAAGCATTACCGTTGCTGGTCGGATTATCTTCATAGGTTCTACCCCAAGGGTCGTCTGAAAAATCTAAAATATCGATTACTACTGTTTCCATGTTCAAATTTCCTGTGTATCAGATAGGTGTAGTGTCCATTCTACCAAAGTACCGTTTAATGATGTAGTGGCTAGTGAAGCAGAAATGTCGCCTTTCCAGCCTTGAATCAAGCCCTTCCCGGAATAGATAAAAAAGCCGGAACCATCAAAACGGCGCAAGATTTCCACCAGTTTATGCAAGCCGTTGCCCCGCCCGCCACCGCGAAATCGGGAAACACCTTCCTTAAGAGCGTCATCCATAAAATGGCTTTCGTCTTTGATCCAGTCGTCTGAAAATAAATTGGAGTAGCCTTCTGTGTGACGGGATAAGGAGCTAGGTATTCCGACGCCCAAATCATAAACCAATACATTCAAAGAGATGCCGTTTGGGGATTGCCAAAGCCAAAACATCTGCCACCATGCTTTGTCTGCATAATGGTTGAAGCTGCCATTGCGGCCATTGCTACCCGGAGATGTCGGGTAGGCGTGATTTTTCACGTTAAGTAAAATTTCGCTGAATGCCGTTCTTGAATAAGAAAAGAAATTCTGCAACATTTCCGCACGTTCAGGGATTATCTTAATCAGTTTGCGTTCTTCCTCCGTCATTTTGTCCAAGATTTCACGTCTCAAGCCGATATAGTTGTCGGAGCAGCCAAATCTGAAAAGACGGCTGTCATTTACAAAATTATTACCCGCCTTTAGTGCAGAAAGAAGCCCTGTTTTAATGAAAAATTTGCGGTAAATCGGAGATTTTTTACACAGAAAATTAAAACATCCGTTATTTTCCTTGCTTCTCTGAATCATATTAACATGGGCAAACAAAGCTAAAGCGGCGGCGGCTGTAATCTTTTCTGTGTCAGAAAAATCGATAGTCAGAACATCTGCAGACGTATAAAGCTGTCTGAAAAAAGAAGCAGTTTCAGCAGCATTAAAGTATAGACAAAGCAGGGATGGCGCTCGTATGGTCAAGAATCCCGTCATTCAAACACCCCTCCAACCTGTGTATCTGTCTGCTATGCGATAGCCGCCATGAGCTGCCGCCATAACAAACGAAATCAAAAACATAATCTCATATCCATCTTAAAAAAATCCCCTCCCCTCAAAATCCCGACAAATGCCAAGCCCCGCGCACGCGGCCGCAGATGGTCAGTTTTTCCAGCTTGTCGCCTTCGACGGTTTCGGTGCGGTATCGCGGGTTGTCGCTGATGACGAGCAGGCCGCCGCCGACGGAGGCTTGCAGGCGTTTGGCTTTGAGGCCGTCGGCGAAAGAGAGCAGGTAGACGCCCTCGCCCTCGAACCAGCGGACGGAGGTATCGACGAAGAGCACGTCGCCGTCTTCGATGGTGCCCTGCATGGAATCGCCGCGCGCGGTGATGACTTGGATGCGGGAGAGGTTGCCGCCGAGTTTTTCGCGCGCCCACGCCTTATCGACGTGGACGTAATCGACGACTTCCGCCGTTTCGTTGTTGACGTATCCGTTGCCCAGCGAGGCGATGACGTCCAGCCGCTCGAAACGGATGCGGTCGTCGGCAAGGCCGTCTGAAAGGTTTTCAGACGGCCTATACATTTCTGAATCTTTCCTATACTTATTCCCTAAACCATCTGCAAGCCATCGTGTAGAAAAGTTTGTCTTTTTCTCAAATGCTAATAGCGGCTTTTTACCTAAGCCGGTTTGTCCACTGAACCACTGTCCGACAAGACCTTTTGAAACACCTGCAAAGTCTGCTAAGTCCTGTTGAGTAATTAGACCGTAGTCATTCATCAATTCTTGAAGTCTGTCTTTCAAGTCCATCACAAAAATCCCAGCTAAAAAATTCCTAGCAAAAACAACGATTATTTAGAATTCTAAACTATTAGTTGTTTAGTATGCTTGACTAGATAAGTTTAGAATTGTATAGTTTACTAAACTTTAAAAAGGAAACAAAAATGAAAACAGAGCAGCAAGTCAAGTTCATTAAAGAATTGGGAGGCGTGTCAGCGGTTGCAGAAATCTGCGGAATAACTCGAGGAGCCGTTTCCCAATGGCAGAAAAACGGTATTCCGAAAGCCCAAATGAATTTTCTAAAAGCAAAGTTTCCAGTGCAGTACAAACAAATTTCAGACGGCATCAATCCAAACCAAGGAGCAGGACAATGACCGGACAGCAAAAACCGCCTGCCCAAGGCGGACGGTTGAAAAGATGGAAAACGGCTATTGCAGATTGGGCGGCGTACCGGCTGCTTCTGACCTTAGGCCGAATTCACTTTGAAGATGTTCGACCGCCCGAAGCATTTGTTGTGTTGCCTGCGCAGAAAACTGAAGCGCCATTTTCACGCTGCTGTGGTCAGACGCGAACTGATAGTAGGAAACGGATAATGTTTTTGACTCCGCGTCGTAACGAATCTCAAGCGGCGAGTCGATCTGCAAGGGATAAATAACGGTCGAATCCATGTGTTTTCTTTCAGTTAACAGGAAAACGGATTATAGCCGAACGAACATATTTCAGACGGCATCAATCCAAACCAAGGAGCAGCAAAATGAATGTTAATGAAGCGTTCGATGTTTTGGAGAAGTCGGTGATGTATCCGCAACGGGTGCAGGCTTGTGAATGGTTGAATGCGGGCGGTTTTCCGCCCCCCGGGGGGGGCGGCACCCCGCCGGGGGGGGTCCCCCCCCCCGCGGGGTCGCCCACCCCCCCCCCCGCCGGGCGCGCCGCCGGATGGCTGTCCAATCCGCCGCCCGAATGTGTCGTGCAAGCGTTAGCAGCCGCCGGCTTTGGGCTTCATTGGGCATCTCATGCGCCAGATGCTGCGCTGCTGATGCTGCTTCCTCTCGAAGGTCGGGACGATCTTCAAGCAGAGCGGCCAGAAGATGGGCGGTCATGCGGTAATTCTGCGCCTGTTCCCGCCCGATGAGCGGGTCGAGCCCGACTGTCCCGATGGCTTCTTCATAGCTGTTTTGAGACATTTTTTTACTCCGTTGCAGGTTACTGGAAATGACATTGTAACGGGGCAATGGCAAAGCGGAAAGACGCTTGACCCGCCGGACAGACGGCCTACCAACCTAAACGGAGCAGAAAAATGAAACTGAAGAAATGGCAGAAACGCGCGCTGAAAAGCGGCATCGTTACCGTGCAGGACTGGGAAAGGCTGAAGGAACAGACCTACCAGGCCGGCGCAGAAATGGCGGCACACGCCGAAAAGCACGGCGGCATCGGGGCGGTAAACCGCAAAATCATGAAGGCGTTGAAGCGGCTGAACCGTTTGCGTTTCGGGCGGATTCCGCAAGAAAACCGTCCGAAACGCGAGCTGAAAACGAGGCTGAAGGATTTGGATTAAATTATATCGGCTTCGGCCCTACCTTTCCCCCAACCAAGGAGCAACAAAATGACCGAACAGGAAATCAAGGCGGTATTGACGGCGCAGGCCCATATCCGGGCAAGGAAAAGAGCCGTGATCCATATGGCTTTAGGCGAAATGGAAGCCGCACTGGAAAGAAGCGGGGTGTTTATTCGCGAGGACGTGTGGGCAGGATATTGCCGTCAAAGTCTTGCAATGCTGCTTCCGCAAGACTGCGCTGAAGATCCGAAGGGCCGTGTTGCCACAATCGCCAAAGTTCTTGCCGAAAATCCGCAATACCTCGGGGAGTGCGTTCGAGAACCTTCAGGGCAACGTCCAGAGCAAACATCGCCTCCGCCTTCTGATGCATCTGGAAATACAGTTCGCCGTCGTCGCGGACTTCTTCGATGCCGTCTGATTCTTCGGTGTACAGATGGTCGAGAACCTCTTGAACTTGAGGTTTCAGGTAGTCGTTAAGTTCCATAAGCAGTGTCTCCGTCGAGTGATGTATGAAATTCGATTTTAACGGAAAAAACCAATCCCAACCGAGGAGCAAGAAAATGCAACACCAACACAATATGACATGCGCGGCCGACTACTACGACGCCGAATTGATCGAGGCCGAACGCCTTAAATTCGAGGCATGGATAGAGGGGCGCGGCGACGGCGAATGGCTAAAAAGCGGGGCGGATTGCGCCGTTCCGCGAGACTACAAGTGTGTAGCCACCCAGTCGGCGTGGGAGGCGTGGCTGGCACGGGCGGCGTAGCCGGCGGACGTGCCGCCGGTCATCGGCGAGGTGTGTGTATCTTAGCCTTGCCTTTGACGGCGCGTAACCAAGAAATATCAGGGGGATTTATGGATTTAATTAAACGGACGAAAGGGCAAATCCATGAAAAAGAAACAGCTTAAAAAATATCTGCGCCAATATGCCGCCAAGCATGGCATGGCGGCGGTGTGTGCGAAGTCGGCAGCGGTGCATCATCCGCGCCGCCTGCGCAATGCGGCTTTGCAGGAGGCGGCGGATTCAATCCGCCAAGCGGCGCAGGAATTTTATGGTGAGAATGAGGTGCTTAGTACGGCATCCAGCGCACAGACCATTCCAGCAGCTCCCGATAGGCCTGCCGGGCAGCCTGAAGCGATTCGGGACGGCGGGTTACTTCGGAGCAGGTGTATTCCAGAGACTGCGGCAGGCCTTCTTCAAAGTCGAGCAGGCCGTGCTTGTATTCGTCGGACAGCAGAAGCTGCTCCATCAGCATATATGCCAGCGAACGCCATGCGTCTGCGTCTGCCACGTTTGGATTTGCTGCGGTTTTTGGATTCTCCATATGCGCCTCGTTTGATTGAATTGTTGCGACAAAAAAATGAAATCTACTGCGAAATTTCGGCGATTTTAGACGAAGTTTTGGCAAAACGGGAGGAATTCGATGAAATCTGAAATCAACCATGCCGTCCGCGAGATGGCGAAGTCGGTCAGCGGCGGCCATGCGGCAGGCGCCGGGGGGGGGGGGGGGCACCAAGCCCCCTTGGAAAACCGTTTGTACGAAGTGAAAGGCCAGCGCATCGGCATTGACGAGGCGATGCTGATCCAGCGTATCAGCGGCCGCACGGATTTTGCCGAGGCGGGGGGCGCGGGGGGGGGGGGGGGGGGGGGGGGGGCGGCGGGGGGGGGGGGGGTGGGCGGCGCG